GTACGTCTTACCGAAACTGACTGGGCGAGATCTCTGGCCAAAACATGGTCCGGGGTCAGTCTCAGAAAGGATTGGGAATGATCTGGAACTCAAGCATTTCACCTTGCATGGGTCCCCGGTTATAGATCGTGTGTTCTTCCGAGGTCATTGTGCAAACTATGGCCTCGACTCAGAACACGGATACCATAGATCAAAGGTCCTCCCGGACCCGGACCTGTGGCACCCTGAGAGTTTCGACACCTATCCGCCATCCCGGCTCCATTTCGTGCCTAAGAACTTAAAGACTGCGAGATCCATATGTATGGAACCCGCGGAATTGATGTTCTTTCAGCAGGGAGTGTTCCGGATGATGCGGGAGGCGATCTATGAGTCCCCCTTAGGTAAATTCATACACCTGAGGGAACAGGGTTACAACCGCGAGCTCGCGCTATTTGGGAGCTTTTCAGCTTCTATAGACACGCTTGACTTGTCGGCTGCGTCCGATAGTCTCTCGTATGATCTAGTCAAGAAGGTTTTTCCACCATCTTGGCAGATATACATGAGGGCTACTCGGAATCCGTTGGTGCGGACTCCGGATGGTATAAAAACCATCAAGAAGTTTGCCCCGATGGGTTCTGCTATATGCTTCCCGACGCAATGTATTATCTTTGCATCAGTGTGCATATACGCAGCGATTCTGTGGCTCAGAAATTCGCCTATCACCGTGCCGCCGGAAAGGATCAGCGATCGCGAGATTGAGGGAGCTTTGGAGAGGTTTAGTGATAAACCCTTCATTACTTTACCCCGCTCGCAATCACTGCAACCTATCGGCGTCTTCGGTGATGACATCTGTTGTGACACTCGAGTCACACCTTATGTCAAGCTCATCCTTGCCCGTCTCGGCTTTGAGGTGAATCACAGTAAGTCATTTTGTGATTCGCAGGCCTTCCGTGAATCATGCGGAGGCTTCTACCTCAATGGATATGACGTGACTCCCCTTTACTACTCAGTGAAGGGTGTCGGGGTTTCACTATCCCCCGATCACATCATGTCGCAAGTCCATCTGATCAACGCCTGTTTCGAGACCTTCTGGAATTTACGAAGGTTTCTTATACGGACGCTCAGAGAATGGCCATCCCGTTATGGGAAGTTTGCTGTGCCATTCGTGGATCCACAGTCGCCAAATTTCGGTATTTGGACTCGACGCCTGAGTACTGATCGTAATGATCATCTTAGGCACCGGTCTAACACCGAACTGCAACGTACTGAGTGGAGACACTGGGGTGTCGTTGGTCTTCATAAGGCTTCTGCCTCCCATAGGCAGGAGAGATACTTGTACCAACGATGGTGGGCTAGCCGCGATGTTGAGGGTGACAGCGACAAGTTTGTCGTCGCTGCTCAGCACCGCGCTTCGGCCGGCTACCGAGTGAAGTGGGTTTGGACGCCACTTCTCTAGCTATAGTGTAGG